CTATTTATGGTATATGTACCACAAGGGTAGTAAAAAGGATGAATTCCGGCCCTTTGTATATATGGCTGAGTTAATGTTATTAAAGAAGTTTAATTATCTTTCAGACACTGAAATCAGAAACCTTATAGGTATGATGAAGTCAGATGATAGAGATAACCTTACTATGGTTACATTAACTATAGACAACCTTAGAAATTTAAGAATCAAAGAACACGGAGTATTTTCTAAAGACAACAAAGCATATGATGAACTAAAACATACATATGCATTTGAAGTATTAAATCATACAGTGTTTTTACAAACAATGGTAGAAAAATGACAGAACAAGAAATCATTAACTTAGGCTTTGAAAAAGTAGATATACTGCATGATGAAAGTCAGAATGGATATGACTATTATTACTATCACAAGGAAGTTGTTCCAAATCTTGCTTTACATAGTACAGATAGTGATGATGTAAAAAATGATAATTGGCAACTCAAGTGCTTTGAGATACCGTCAATATTAATTAATACATCAAATGAATATTTTAGATTTGTCACATCTATTAATCCAGGAATGTAATAATAATGTATACCGGAAAATTTAAAAAGAAAAATGGTGAGTTAATCTTTAATAGTGAGCAAGACAAACTATTATATGATATTCTTTTGGATAAACTAAAAGATGGGCAAGTAGTAGAAATGTATATTGATCTTGTTGGAGTAGACCATAGCAAAGCACAACTTGCAAAAGTACATGTGTGTATTAGAGAAATAGCAAAAGAATCCGGATATACTTTTGATGAAGTAAAAGAAATAATTAAAGATGCATCAGGTTTAACTGGTAAATCATTTGCTGATTGTAGTAGAGATGACCTGATGCTTGCAATAGAATCTTGTGTCCAAATAGGAAGAGAGCAGTTTAATTTGAATCTGTAGATTCTTCATTATCTGCAGATTCTTCAGGACTTAACATTGCATTAGCTTGAATTTCTTTTTCTTCAACTAAGTTATTTAGTGATGCTTGTCTTTCAATTTCTGCAAGAAGTAATGTAACTGTATAAAATGATTTTTCAGTAGGCTCTAAGTTAGCATACTCTTTATTCATTATGTTTTTTAGTGTTTCTTCAGCAACACCTTTTTCTTGAAGTGTTGTAAAAAGATCATACAAAACAGCTTTTACCATTACATAATATGCTTTATTGACTGGAACATGAATGATTGCATCATCTTTAATTTCTTTAACTTTAATGGTACTCATAGTATTAATTTTTATCAAATATAAGAAAAAATGAAAACAGAAAGTGAAATTGATGAGATTAAACAAAAATTGTTTGATAAACTTAAACCAAGTGGTTGGGATAGAATACTTAAATCTTTTATATTTAGTTCTGAGTTTACTGATATTCTAAACAATCTCTACACACTAAGTACAAACGGTAAAAGATTTACTCCACCATTAAAACAAGTATTTAGGGCATTTGAAGAATGTCCATATGACAAATTACAAGTAGTGATGATTGGTCAGGATCCATATCCACAGTTGGGAGTTGCTGATGGTATAGCTTTTAGCTGTAGTAACTCTGAGAAAGAGCAACCTTCTTTAAGATTTATTCTTGATGAAGCTCAGAAGATGTATCCTTTCTATGATAGACCTTTAGATTTAGCAAGATGGTCTAATCAAGGTGTACTAATGCTAAATACAGCTCTTACAGTAGAAATTGGTAAAATTGGTAGTCATTATGATATATGGAAACCATTTACTGCTTATTTATTAGATTTGTTAAACAATCATAACACAGGGCTAGTATATGTATACATGGGTAAAAAAGCTGAAGAATGGTCTGATCTTACTGGGGATAATAACCATAAGCTTACTGTTAAACATCCTGCTTCTGCTGCTTATAATGGCTCTAAATGGGATAGTAATGATATATTTACTAAGATACAGCATATAGTAAAAGAATCTAGTGGTAATACAATACATTGGTAAGATGATTGAAATATTTAACAAACTTGTAAAAGAGGGATTAACCCCAAATACTTTTTATGTATTATACTGCATAAAAGAAAAAATTGTAGTAGCTGATTTTGTAAATAAATCAATTGAATGTAAAAAATTACAAGCTGATGAGTGGTTGGATGAAAACTTGCAACTAACATCAAAAAGTATTATCTTTATTACTGAAATTGATGGCTATTTTAGAAAATCAAAGAAAAAGACAAGTACAGACTTACTTGGATCAAATTTTCTTGACAATATCAAAAATTATAATGAAATATTTCCTAATAAAAAACTAGCTAGCGGCAAGTATGCAAGAGTTAATCCAAAGACTCTTGAAAATGCTTTTAGATGGTTTTTTGAAGTTTATGATTATAGCTGGGAAGTTGTCTTGAAAGCTACTGAAAAATATGTTGATGAATTTAGCATTAGAAGATATGATTATATGAGAACTGCTCAGTATTTTATAAGAAAACAAAATACTGATAAAACATGGGATTCTGATTTGGCAACTTATTGTGATTTAATTATTAATGGAGAAGATGAAAAAATAGAATATTTTAAAGAAAGGGTGGATTAATGAAAAACAAAATATTATTAATTGTATTTGCAATTATTGGAACACTCATAAGTTGGGTAGTTACTAATAATTTTATTGTAGCAGTAAGTATAGGTCAATTTCTATTAATTGAACTTATTATAACTGTTATGCATGAACTATACAATGTTGCTAAAAAAGAAATAATAAATAAATCATAACATGGGAGAATTATTTAATGGTGCAGCACCTTTGATGCCTGTAAGTGAGAGAGATGCTCTCAAAAAAGCTATTTATAAAATAGAAGCAAGAAGAAAAGGACAATTAAAATCACTGAAAAGTGCTTGGCCAAAATTTAATGATGCCTTTTGTGATGGATTAGAATGGAGAACTATCACCGTTGTAGGTGCTAGACCTGGAGTTGGTAAGACTTTATTTATGGAACAGTTAATAGATGATATAATCAAATTTAATATGGACCATGAATTTAGAATTCTAAAATTCCAGTTTGAAATGCTTGATGAAACCAATGGTATCAGAAAGCTGAGTCTGAATACAGGATATGATTACAACTCATTAATGAGTAAAGCAGAGCCTTTAGATGATAAAATATTTAATAAATGTGTACAGTTGTATCATGGGACAAAGGAGAAAGATATAATCGATGTTATATATGATCCTTGTACAGTAGATGTAATGTGTGCAACAATACATCATCATATGGAAGCTCACTCAAAAATGGTTAAGGACAAAGATGGAAATATGATTAAAAAGTACACTAACATGTTAGTTACTATTGACCACTCAGCTTTATTTAAAGTATCTAAGGACCAAAAAGATAAGTTTGAAATGCTATATGCACTTGGTGAAGCATTAACTTATATGAAAAAGAAATATCCGGTAGCCTTTTTAGTACTAAGTCAGCTTAATAGAAATGTTGACAACCCAGATAGAGTAAGAGATGGTGAGTATGGAAACTATGTGTTAGATTCTGATTTATTTGGTGCAGATGCTTTATTGCAACACGCTGATGTGGTATTAGGTATTAATAAACCTTCTATAAGAAAAATTAGACAGTATGGACCAGAGAAGTATATTATTGAAGATGATGAAACATTAGTTTTTCATTTTCTAAAATCTAGAAATGGTCTTACTAAAATGAGTTTTTTCAAACTTGATAGAGATCTTATGAGAATAGTTGAGATAGAACCACCAGCACAAGCAATGTTAAGCACAAAAAAATAATTAATTAAATATGGATAGAAGACAAAAAGAAAAGGAATTCTTTGCACATCATGCAGAAACCTTTAAAAAACTAAAATTACCTAATCCAATTTTTATCTTAAAAACTGCCTTTTATGAAAAAGGTAAGTATGGAAGAAATATTCAGCTTTATGAAAGTGAATTGAAAAAGAATGAGGATATCTACATGGAGTTTATTGATGTCATAAGAGATGACAAAGGTTCTGAGTTAGATTACACACCAATGATGCAGGATAGACCTCTCTTTAAATTTAAAGCTAATCCTTTTTATGCAGAAGAATATGAAATAAGGGAAAAAACAGATTACTCAGTTTATATTGTATCTGTGAGTGAGCTTATGGTTATACTACCAGATGGTAGTGAAATCTCATATTCATTGTATGAAAAAAGAAAAGAAGAAGCTAAGAAAAAAGAAGAGAGTTTACCTAAACTACAGTCCTCTTTAGTTGTGTTTCCAGATTTTGAAGAGGAATTTATTCCAAAACTTAAAGAATCTGTGGAATCTTCTGAAGATGTGTCATCAATTCTTTTAGAGATAGCTAATAATTTTCAAAGATTAGCAACAGCACTAAAAAATAAATAACATGAGTATAGTACTTCCAACAAGTAAAGTAAAAGCAGAAAGAGTAAATCCTAAAAGAATTGTGATTTATTCTAAACCTAAGACCGGTAAGACAACCGCTTATGCAGGTCTTGAAGACAATCTGATTATTGATTTAGAAAATGGTTCTGATTTTGTTGATGCATTAAAGGTAAAAGTAAGCAGTTTACAAGAATTATTAGATACCGGCAAAGCTATAAAAGCAGCTGGTAATCCATATAAGTTTGTTACTGTTGATACTGTAACTGCATTAGAGGATATGATTATGCCATTGGCAATTAAACTCTACCGTCAAACACCTATGGGTAAAAATTTTGATGGAGATACAGTTACTACATTGCCTAATGGTGCTGGCTATTTATACATTAGACAAGCATTCTTTCAAGTTTTAGATTTTATTGATACCTTAGCTCCCACAATTATCCTATCTGGTCACATTAAAGACAAGGTGGTTGATGATAAAGGAGAGATGGTCATGTCTGCTAATATAGACTTGACAGGTAAAATTAAATCTTTAATTTGCGCTAATGCAGATGCTATTGGTTATATGTATCGAAAAGGTAACAAAACTATTTTGTCTTTCAAGACAAATGATGATGTTACTTGTGGTGCAAGACCAGAGCACTTAAGAAATGAAGAAATAGTTATCACAGAAATGATTGATGGTGAATTAAAAACATCATGGGAAAAAGTATTTATTAATAATTAAAACAAAAAAAATGGGTTTAAGTACAACTGATTTGGGCACAGGTTCTGGTGGCTCATCTGCTGCAAAAACTATTGCACCAGGAAATCACACATTAAAAATTAACAGTATAGCACTAGAAGATTTTCAATTTATTGAGGGTGCTAAACATTTAATACTAAATGTTGAAACAGAACCAATTGAAGGATTTGAAGGATTTATGATTGATAAAGATAATCCAGATGCAGGACATTATGCAGGCCAAATTGGTAGAGTAAAAGCTAGTCAATATGCGTATGCTGATGGTGAAACTAAATCTGGTATCAAAATTCAAAGAGATAGATCATTGCTTATCTTTTTACAAAGTTTTTGTAAAACTTTAGGAATCAATGATTGGTTTGTTGAGCAAGATGGTAAACATGAAACTATTGAAGACTTTATTAATGGATTCAATAAAACTGCACCATTCAAAGACAAATATCTTGAATTCTGTATTGCTGGTAAAGAATATTTGAATAAAAATTCTTACACAAGCTATGATCTTTGGCTACCTAAAGCAGACAATAGAAAGTATGCATTTGGTGAAGTTGAAGCTGGTAAGGTAATTACCTTTGATGAAAGCAAACATCTTAAAAAACTTGAAATTAAAGATGTAAATAACTTCGGGGATGATGACGATTTTGGAACTTCTTCAAATTCATCATCTGATTTCTCACTAGACTAATATTTAATAATAGTATAGGGGGGAGTTAATTCCCCC